TGAACTGTAGTTCCAATGCCAACACTAATATTTCTAGAGTCGATAGTGATAGCATCTTTAGCAATACGAGAAAGTGAGGTCGGAAGTGTTGGGTTGAAGAAGCCAACAAAACCTTGTCCCGTAAAGTTTGCTCTATATACACTGAACTTCAAGTCTTCATACTGACTTGGTGTCCAAACAGTTGCGTTTTGTGATTTAAATAGTGAACCAAGAATTGGTTGTGTNGATACAAGTTTCTGTCCAGACTCTGGACCCAAAGTTGTAACATCAGGTTCACCAAGTCTAGAAATCCATGCTCTATATTCTAGTGAATCTGATATAAGAACAATTGCATATTCTTTCAGTCCTGCAACATATACAGGTGATTCAAATTCAACTGTTGTTGGTACAGTTCCATCAAGAGACAAGTTAATATCCTTGGGATCAACATCAATTTCAGAATAAGGAAGAATAGTAAGGTTTGGAGTACCAATGGTAGTTTCTCTAAGTTGAACAGTAACAGGAAGTATGTCATCCTTTTGACTGAAGAACAAATCAATTTTTGTTATGAATATACCAGTTTCTTCACTAATGAAGAATGTCTGTGCCAGTGGATCCCTAGGGGCCGCCGGCGGTGGAGCAGGAGGACTTGGTGGAGATGGTGGTGGTGGCGGTGGGTTAATAGTAACATCATCTAGAATAAGACCTGTATCAGTATCTGATAGTTGTCTTGTTTCAGTAAATTCACTATTAACTTCAACTCTTGCATTTCTAAGCGAAAGTGTTACTTCCTGAGTATTATCAATACTACCTTCAGAATAGAAGATCTCCTCACCTGCGGTTGTTGAGAACCCTTCAATAGGACTATTAGTTGGGTCATTAGTAAGTTTGAATGTAGATCTGCCAGTCTCAAATACAGGGTTCTTGAGGTCAGATACATCAGGAACTCTAAATGACGAAATCAATACACCAAGTCTATCAGTAACTAATCTAAGAGAATTGACTACTGCAGTTGCACCACTAGTGCCTCCAATAAGAACCATACCAGGTCTAATTCTACCCTCAAATTCGGGTTGATTTTCATTTTGAAGACTGAAGGTATCAACATTCAAAATTGTAGATGTCTCTGAATATGTTGCAGGAACATTATTATTCCTGTCATATGGACTTTCTACATAAGTGTCAGATGGATCATTATATGGACCATACTTATGATTTGCAGTTGCTACTCTGAATGAAATTGATGGTAAGGTTATTGCCTGAACATCCTCAGTATTACTGGCCGCGGCCATTTCACCATTAACAGTCTCACCTACTGCAAATGTTCCACTAATCATTTGAACTTCAACCAGTTTATTGAAGGTAAAGTTAGAAACATCTACACCATCAAAGAATGGATAGACTTGAGTGAATGGCTTCAGACGTTTTGCAGTAACTTCAATATTACGAGACCTAATAAAGTGAACCAGCTCTCTACTTACAACTCTATCACCAAGAGTTTCATTATTGATAACTTCAGTAACAGTTGATTGTGAACCTGCTCTCTGTTGATCCAAAGAGGTAGTATTTCTAATTGTAGTTGCCTCACCAGTTGCACCCCATGGTGCATTAATTCCGGCCTGATTAATTTGTTCCCTAGAAAGGGCACCACGTTGACCAGTGCTGCTTGTATCAACATCAACATTGACACCAACAGTTTCCCAAGAGTCCCACTGAACAGGAGTAACACCAAGTCTAGTTCCATCTTCTGCAGTAGTAACTTCTGCTTGAAGTGCTGAAGCAATTGCCTCAAATGCACCTTCATTTTCTACAGTTCTGGTTTCCAGTCTATTAACATCAATCCAGATATCAACATCTGGCTCAAGAGAAATAGAACCATTCCAGAATTGAACCATGTAAGGAGTTACACTTTCAGTTCTGGTAGCAAATGGTTGTACCAACCAGGAAGTGTCTGTGTAATCAAGAAGTACTGTTTGTCCTTTTCTCTTAACACCTTCTGCAATAATTTCAGCGAATCTAGAATCCTGATTTGCTTGAGATGTAGTTCCAATTCCTGCAATAGCAGTAGATGCAACTTCCAGATTAATTGCAGTAGTATAGTGAGATGGTCTCAGAACTCTGTTCTTAAGGTCAACACTATTTCTAACACCAATAGTTGTATCTTGAGGATTCAGAGTAGAGAAGTTATCAATAAAGATTCCACTCTTAAATCTGTTCAGACCATTTGAGTCAGGAACAAAGAGATTTAGTGTATTAGTTTCAATCAAACTCAAAGAACTGTAGTACTCAAGACTCTTAATTCTCTGTTCCAACTTGGAGATATCTCTCATCTGATATCTCTTATGTTGTACAACAGACACTCTTGCGTTCTCTGTTGTATAGAGATATGCTGGAAGTGTTATGTTTGCAATATTTAAAGCACCACTAACTTCATCAGGAAGTTTTGGATCATCTGATGGAGTACCATACTTAATACTCAATCCACCATCTGGAGAAAGATAAACTCTATCCGCTCTTCCAAGATAATAATTATAATCAAGTGTCATTGACTCATCTGATGCAATGACATTTTTTGAACTATGTTGTCCAGCTACACCACCATCAAAATCTCTTCCATAGAATTCAAGTGGAGATCTTGAGTTTGCAGTAATGGAGTAATCTTTTACTCTTGGTCTTGCATCAACTATGTCAGTGTTTCTGACTCCATCAAGGGCATTGATTTCTCCATTATAATCAAAAGAATTATAAGAGTTGACAACTGTGATATCACCCGTGTCAGCAGAATCATAAAATGCCTTAGAATAATAAACTCTCAACTGTCTTACAGGTGATTTAAAACCTGGTTTCCTTACTAGTCTGGAGTAGTCATAAATGGTTTCTCTTTGACCATTATCAAATGTATATTGATCTGTAATGTTTCTGGATCCAGTTTCAAATGTACCTACAATCCCACTCACACCAGATTGACTAAACTGAACAACCTCATTCTTCTCAAAAGAAGTATCATTCAAATAAATGAATCCAATAGTTGTATCAGTATTTCTAGTCAGATAAATTGCTTTTGCACCACTGATAGTACCAGTAATTGTCTCACCTATAATAAGGTCATTTGTTGTCGCTGTAGGACCATCAAGAGACCCTAGAACCACACTTGGTGATGCTGCGGGACTAGTATTGGTAGATTCAAAAATACCATGAATCTTAACAACATCAGGAACATTCAATGAAATCACAGAGTCTTGAACTCTGGTTCCAAATGGGTAGTTACCAAAGGTAAGTCCATCATTCAGAGTAGTGCCTGCAAAACCTGCATTTGTGCCAGATGCAGAGAGTTTGGACTTATCAACAATAAGACTATTTGATATTGATTTTCTCTTAACCTTAGCAGTAACAGAGCTCTTTCTCAGAGTTGTGATAAGAATTGATCCTGCAGGATCTGCACCAGAAAGACCAATAATTTGAATAGTAGTAGAACCATTGGTAAGAACAACCTTATCAGAAGTTAGAACCTCTGTGCTTCCATTAGAGCGGATAAGAATGTATCTCTCCTCATCAAATGGTAGGAAGGTTTCATTTGTTCCTGCATCAATTGCTGGAGTCTCTCCTTCAGCACTAATTGAAGTCTGGTACTGTTTTCTAATGACAAGATTGGAAGAACTAAGATCAACAGAAGATAGATTTTTCTTGGGGAAAATACTATAAAGTGACTGATTAGAGGATTCATTTCCACTTCCAAAGTTTCTTTGAATCTTACTATTAACAATTGCTAGGTCATTTACACTAATTAGTGCAGAAGGAACAGAACCTTCAACAACACCACTAACAGTAGCAACACCAACAATCTTTAATGCAGATCCACTATTCTCAGTAATTCTACCAAGAGAAGGAACTGAACTAGAAATTGTGGTATATTTTACCAGATTACCAACAGTAGCAATACCAATAAAGGATGTGGAAGAAGTTGTAATAGTTGAGACACCAGTTGTGGCATCACCAGCAGTTAAGGTTGCATTTCCAATAACAAAATTAGACTTGGGAACAATATTAGCAGTAAATGTATTTGCTGCACCAACAATACCATAAACTGACTGAATATCAGAGTTACCATATGATCTAGAATCAGTTACATATCTGTCATTATCCTTAACACCATTAAATACCAGGTTTTCTCCAATAAAGAAGTTACCTTTTACATTATATGCAGTAACAGCAGCTCCTGCACTTACTGGACTTCTAAGATATGCAGAAGCACCACTAGATTCACCTTGAATAAAGGTTGGGAGAGCAAGAGTTACATTTTCATTGACTGTAAGATCTGTATTTGTTTGTACATCAAACAATGAAAGATCCCACTTGTTCAGATTTGAGTTTGTAGTATCATAAGAGCCGGATTCTAGAGCAAAGTCATAGATTCTTGCAACACCAATTTCCTTACCAGCAGCACTTCCATTGGTTTGGACTCTTTGATCTCTAAGACTTAGAGTATTTGAAGTATTAAAACCAATTGTTGCAGATCCAAAGACAGTATCAACTTCAAATGTGGGACCAAAACCAAAGTTAATGGCCTGATTTTGAAGCAAACGCGTAGTTCTTGGTTTTGGACAATCAATGAGAGTGGTAGATCTGGTTTCAACCTCAAAACCTTTCACATATGCCTTACCAGGAGAAATTCTATAGATTGCAAGGTTTTCATTAGGAACACCTCCTTGAGCAGTGGTTTGACCCTCCTCATAAATGCCTCTATTTCCTTCACCATCATTCAAACTATCTCTTAAAGAGGTAGTAAACTCTTTAATATAGTAATTTCCTGATTCATCATAAGTTCTTCTAGCAAGTTCTTGTGCTAGAATATTATATTCAGTTTTATTGATATCTGATCTCAATACCCCATTATTGACTTCAGATAACTGAACAAAGTTGTTGTCTTCAAAATCATCTACTGGTCTTTTTGCAAGAACTGCACTAATTTTGAAACGATCTGCACCTGGAGCACTATAATTATTGAAACCTTGAGCATTATCTGTTAAAGTTGGGTCTACATCAGAAGAAACAACACTTTCTGTTACTTGTAGACCAATTCTATAGTTTGGTTTGTTTGAATATTGATCAAGAATCAAAATTTGATCATATACATCAACAAAAGTACCTCTCAAAAAGTACACACCATTGTTCAGAGTAAATGCTGAACCCTTGGCAGAGGCATTTGTTGTGATTGTGTTAGCAAAACCTTCCCCAGCAGAGATGAAGGTGGTTGCATAGTTGATATTGACTTCTGTTACTAGAACTTCATTGTCAAAGAAAGTTTCAGTTGCAGCATCTGTACTTGCAGAATCAAAATATGTCACATATAGGGTATAATTTCCTCTATCTGACTCTTTATTTGTGATATATGTGATAACTTTTGCGGTTACACCAGAATCTCTACCACTAATCTTCTGTCCAATTAACTGATCAAGATATAATGATACAGGAACTCCAAGAAATTCTTCTTGAATCTGAATAGCATAAAATGTTGAGTTATAAGTTGCATTACCAGGAATTACCTGAGCACCTTCTTTGAATAGGTGATTACCTACATCTTCAACCTGATTCTGTAGAATAGATTGAAGATTATTAAGTTCCCTGGCCTGGACAGGATATCCAGGTTTGAACAATACCTTATAGTAGTTACTCTGAGGATCGAAATCATCAAAATATGGAGCAACGTTGAGATTAGTTTCCTGTGGCATAATTCTTTAGAACTGCAAGATAATCTTTACATCTTCTTTCTGTGACGAAGACCTTGTTACGGAAGGTCTGTTATCAAGGAAAATAATGTTTCCAGAGTACTTTTGAGACTCTGGTTGTGAAACACCATTAGTGAAGGTCTGACCAAGATAATATGTCCTACTATTTAGAACCGTCGAAACGCCGGTGAATACTGTGTCAATACCCAAATTAGCACTTCCACCAACAATTGTAAAATTACCTCCAGTCGCTGGACTGGCAGTAAATCTATTCATATTAAATCCATATGTAGGATTGGGATTCAATGAACCATTGGTATTAAAACCTGCTGTTGACTTATCTTGCCAATACTTCAGAACACCAGTGACTTGATCATAGGAAACCACTCTACCAACTGCTGTTGAACCAACACCAACTGTTTGAGTAATTTGTGCATCCTGAGTAAATGTAACTGAACTGTATCCAGCACCGGTCAATCTAAGACCATAAACAGAACTGGCCTTATCAAGTGTGAGATTTGAACTTGAACCNTATGANGATGGATTTTCAACTAACCCCACAGATGCAAACTGATTACCTGTAATAAAATCGGGGTTTTCAGTATCATTCTCAAATCTAGAATAAGTTAGAACATTATATGCACCAAGTTCTCTGTAAATATCAGAACCATGTCCACCTTCAGGAGGAATAACAACATTAAAAATTGGTGCCGTTGTTCCAGTAGGAACTCCAGCTGATTCCCAATCAACAGAACCAAAAGTATATCCAGAACCTCCTTTAGAGATATTGATACTTTCTACTTTAGAGTCATTGTTGATGACAATAGTTGCCTCAGCACCACCCCCATCACCTTTGATAGGAACTCTAGTGTATGTTCTATTCGCTGTTCCAATGCCAACACCACGATTTCTAATCGTAATAACCTTTAGTTGACCACTGGCTGTGGCATTATCTCTAACTGGAGCATCTTTGACACTTGAATACCAATCATTAGGAACAGGAATGTAGTTTGTAGAATCAAACTTAATTGCCTGACTTGGACTGATAGTATAAAGATACTTCCAGATATAACCATCACCACTAGAACCTGCCTCTCTTGGTTCTAAGTCAGTGAATGTAGGTTCATCCAAAGAAGGACCACCAACAAAGTTATTTTCAGGGTCTGCACCGTTATAGAGACAAATATAGACTCTATAGTCACTATTCATTATATAATAATTTGCAGAATATAAGTCAAACGAACCAGAAGGTTGTGATGGATTATTTCTACTTACATCATTTCGATACATGTCATAGGTAGTACCTGAAGACCAGGTCACTTTCCTAACAACCTGACTTATGTCACTTGCATTGATTTTTTTCAATGCTAACATCGAATCCCAAGTATTATTATACGTCTCAAAACTATCAATCGGAGTGGGAGGATTAGAATCCCAATTCGATTGATAATCAGTTGCATTGGGAATACCAATGAATGTATAATAAGAATTTGAGCTGGACTGGATACCGGCAACAAAATTCTTAGCATTCAATATTCTAAGTTGATCAGTAATTATCGCTGCCATTTTGTTCGGACTTTTTGTTATTTATCAACTAAATGTGATGGCCTTTCTTTCAACTGTTGGAGAACCCTTGACAGCAGTGACACCAGAACCATTCATAGTGAAATACACATCAACATCAGAGTATTGATTCCAATCAGCAATATTTCTATCTCTGAATGTAGAGACACCCACAACATCAGTAGCACTGATATTACCATTGTTAGCAATCCACATATCTCTGATTCTGAATGGCCAAGGCATCCCATCAGCGTAATCATTAATGATTGTTCCACCATTCTGGTTTGTTGTATCACCAAANGTCAGAACTGGGTTGGTAGTTGCAGAAGTACTCATGTAAGTTCCAGGACTTGTTGATGTAATTTTCTCAACACCATTGATATACANNTTATANTTATTTCCNTCCCATCTCACTTGAACAGTATCTCCTGCGTTGGCNATGTTGTTAGAGTTGGCTGACCTAGTAAGAGATACTCCACTACTTGTAGTAAAAGGTCCTGAGTTATAATCACCATAACAAATATAATCATATGCAGTAGAAGTAATATTGAATATAGTAGCTCCAAAGTTATGCCAACCATCAGAAGGTGATTCTGGTGCTAACATTTGATTAGCAGCANCGGTTGCTAACCAAGGATCCTCTAATGTGAAACCATATGACCAACCAGCATCTGGTGATGCCTTAGTTCCAAAGTTATTCAGAACACCACCAGTTGTGGTAATCTTCATAGCAAATGCACCACCAATTAGATGGGTGTAATTACCTGCGGGTTGATAAGAAGCAATACTAAGACCTGTTCCAGCTCCATAAGTTATTTCAGANTATTCAGACGCTGGTTGAACAGCTGCTCCATCATAAACAACAGAATCTATAGTTTGTGTTTCAACAGCATTTGTAGAACCAACTGCGGTACCATCTACAGCTGCAGAGAAGTCTGCTCCACTGACATAGACATATGCCCAACTACCAGCTACTGAATCATAGATAATCATTCTAGTATTATCACTATCCTTCAAGAACCACCAATAACTATCTGTTGCATTGAATAGAGCATTACCAGAACTTGCTGTTCCTGTATCTAAGTTTGCCTTGAAAGATTGTCTAGTGTAAGCACCATCAAAA